AGGCCATTGGTCACCACCAGCAAATTTCAGGTCATCAAGAGCTTCAACTCGATTATTCGAGTCGTTATCGGAACAAAAGCGCAAGAAGTCTTTTGCTTCATCAATGATGGCTGATTCGTCATCATCGGCATATTCTGAATCATAGATACCCATAGGTAGTCCTTATATCATATTTTTAGTAGTTTAATTCATCCAACTAGAAACTTGGTAATTTATTTGTTTCTTCTTGATTTGCTTTGGCTCATTAATCATTAAACCAATGTATCTAAAGGCATCGGCTCCATGACTGTAATTGTCGTGTAAAGGCTTTTGACTAAAATTGCCTGTTTCAGGGTTTACATCATACCGATAATGTCTAAGGCATTGTAATCCTTCATGCGTATTTTCTCTATCAAAATAGCATTTAGGGAATATTGTCCTAGCGGCATTGATTGAATCAGCAATAGGAGTTCTATCAATAATGCGTACATTATATCCAGCGGCTCTAACGATTTCCTCAATGCTTCTGCCATTGGCGGCTAAAGTCTTATTCTGAGCATCGTGGGGCAAATACAATGTGTCATAGACATAACCAAAGGTTTGCATCTTGGCTAGGATTTGGCTAATCGTGGTCTGTGTTGTTTCATAGTAACGAATCAACCTGGTTTCCATGCCAATGAACTGCACAAACCATACAGCCGTAGCATCAGCCCAACCAATATCGAATACAGCTAATACAGGCTTAACTGGGTCATATGGAACTCTAGTAATCCTTTGCTCAAACTCTGCTTGCATCATTTCTTTGGCAAATATAGCTCCATCTACAGTTTGGCGGCATACACCTTCCCAGACTGTGTTGTAGGCTTCCCTGTCCCTGACAAATAAAGCATCTTTTTCAAGCCGCAATGTTTCAGGAAACCAAGGATTGTCTGACCAATTAATGCGTTGAACAATACAGTTTTCAGGAGTATTGACTATAAAACGCTGGTAAGTTTCATCGGTTTCAAGCTCTGGGTTAAAGCTAATCCATATCTCAGAGCCTTCCTTACGGATGGTAGGAATTAGCACATTCCAGCTTAATTTTGATGTGGTTTGAGCTTCTTCTACCCAACAAATGTCGCAACCCTCATAGGACTTGATATTACTGACATTGTTCTTTAAACCTACAAAGCTAAACTCTGTGCCATTTGAGCCTCTGATGGCATTTTGTGTTATTTCATAAAATTGGGTTAAACCCATTGCTATGATTTGGTCACTTAACAGCTTATGGACTGAGTCTCTAATAGATGTTTGAAACTCACGAGCACATAAAATGCGAGTAGGTTTTTTAGCTCCAATAATAAGCAAAGCACGAGCAATGCCCCAAGACTTAGCACCGCCTCGCCCACCATATAGAACTTTGTAACGAGCCGAATCAAACAGGATTGAGAGCTTCTCAGGAAACTCAGCCTGTGCAATGGCTTGACTGACTTCTTCACTCACTTGGTTTTACAAAGGTTACTTGGATTCCAGTAATAGCTGTGCCATCAGGGTTTTCAATGGAAGTAGCTTGAAGGGCTTTGCCATCCATCCTATCCATAATCTCCTTGACAGCCCAAGGCTCACCTTCCTGTGCGGCATCCACCAGCTTCTCAGCAATCGCTCTGAGCTTTAAGGCATCGTTTTGCACAAGCACTTTACGCAATTCTCCATAAAAGAGCTTGCCTTTTCTTGCGTTGTCATTCCCTTTTGGGGCTCCAACAGAAGGTGTTGAGTCAATAGCCATATATTTGATTAATTTGCCTATTTTTTAAGCAACTTGCCTAATTATTAAGCAGTTGCCTATTATTTAAGCACAATTCCTATTAGTCCGCCACTATGACAGTTTCTGTATTACCAGCAATAGTTCTTGTTTCTTCATGTGTATGAATTACTGGTTCTGTTTCTGCTGGTGGTAACTGTGGCTGTGCTTGCATATGAATTTTGTTAATCAATGGCGCACACTCAGCAAATGGAGCTTTGCCTACCCATAATAGGATGTAGTTGATTTCTTCTAATGTTAAGTCTAATGTCATTTTTTGCCTTTCGTTGATGATTTTTTAGAGGCTCTTGCTTCTGCATACGCAATAGCTACTGATTGTTTTACTGGTTTACCAGCTTTTACTTCAGTTTTAATGTTTTCTTTGAACGCTTTGGGACTTGCTGATTTTTTTAATGGCATGATTATTTTCCTTTTGCAGTTTTAGCTGATTCTTTAAATGCTTTAGCTGTTGGCGCACCTTTAGTTCCAGGCTTACGCATGGTTTCTACTGGTTTACCCTGTGCTTTCTCTTTTTCAATGCGTTTTTGCTTTGCATGAATGTTTGCATATAAGCCAGGTTTAGTTGCCATTTCTTTTCCTTCTAGGCTTTGGTGCTTGCTTATTTAATGCTTTAGCTACATCTGCGGCTTTGAAGTCTTTAGGCCAAATTGCGTTATCTCTTGTCGTAGCTTTCTTTAATGTTCTTTTCCCTGTATTTTGTTCATTTGTGTTTTTTACAGGGAATTGCCATTGTGCATCAGGCTTTGTATCGTCTTTGATGATAAATGTATAGTTTGCTTCCATCTTTTCTACTTGCAAATCAACCTTTTTAGCCTTGTACCAGCCAAAATGTGCCATTATCTTTTCAAATAAAGGCGTTCCATCTTCAATATCAATTTCAGTCATGCTAGTTCCTTTTCTTCAATAAAACACACATCTTGCCAAGACATCACCAAGTATTTAGTGCCATCTTCTTCGTATTTAAAGTATTTAAGGTATTCTTCGCCTTTATCGTCATTCATGGTTCCAAAACGAACTCTAGCTCCTACTTTTACAGGCATATCTTCCCTGCGACCATTAGGTAGTTTCTTGCCAGGTCCTACGGCTATTACCGTACCCATGTTTTCTACTTCTTTATTATCAACATAGATAATGCTAGAAAGTTCTCTAACATCAGGTAAAACAACAATTTTGTCTAGTAATGGTTTGAGTTTCATGCTTTTTTTGGCCTTCCTCTGCCTTTTTTAGGCTCAGAATCGGCAAGAGGCTTAACGATTTGTTGAACCATAGCATCTAAAGATAAGCTAATTTGAAATGACCATTCGCCACACCAGCCGTTGCTAGATGTGTTTACGCTTGTAGGGTATCTTTGACAAATACCCATACTTCTGTCACCTAAAGAAAAAAATCGACAAGAAATGCAATATTCTTTATCGTTTTGCATAGCCACTTAGTTCTCCGATTACTATTTGGTTAGAAGGCCTTAGAGTTCCGTGACTCTAGGGCTTTCGCTTTATTAGTTCTTTTTTTCGTACTTATCTTCCATAGCGTAAGTCATACGCTTATGGTCATAACAGATACCAGCGGTGCGGCCTGTGTTGAACTCTTTATCAGAGCCAATCGCATCTTCTTTACCCATCGCTACGCCACCACGATGTGATTTTTCCATGCGTTCACCTGACATATCGGCTTTACCAGCAGATTTAGGTACTACAACACCTTTTGCTGGTACGCCAGCAGTTGAATTTGGGTTTGCCATCTTTAATTCCTTTTAGCTAAAAAGTCTGCAAAATTGCAGTTCTTCAATTTTATGTACATTCTAATCCATGTCAAGCATTTTGATAAGTCTTATTGCGGCATCGACTGAATCAACTCTGCTAACTGCTCCACCACGCCAATTTTGCATGAATTTAATTTGTGGTTCTGTAAATGTTGCTTTAGAGTCTTTTTTAATTTCAACCAATACTGATTTGTTTTTATAACCTATTAATAAATCAGGGCAACCTTGCCCAACCCTAGATAAATTAAGAACAGATGCGCCCAAAGCAATAAAAGTATGAACTAATTGCTGTTGGTTTTCATCGACACGCTTTTTATAATAAGTCATTGTTCTGTAACAAGTTTAAGGTTAGTATTTACATACTTTATATTAATAAGGCTTATATGAAGATTTTATTGTTAGATATTGAAACTTCACCTAATGTAGCCCATGTTTGGGGCATTTGGCAACAAAATGTAGGTCTTTCTCAATTATTGGAGTCTTCATACACCATGTGCTATTCAGCTAAATGGCTTGATGATGACCAAATATACTTTGATTCAGTTCAAA